TCTTTATGCTCTTCGTTCCCGTCATGGGTCTCTGGACAAGTTCTATCGGTATTATTGGACTCGCTCTTAATCTACGTGCTTACGACTTTGTATCTCAAGAGATTCGTGCAGCAGAAGATCCTGAGTTTGAAACTTTCTATACCAAGAACATTCTCCTAAATGAAGGACTACGTGCATGGTTGGCACCAGTTGATCAACCACATGAGTCATTCGTATTCCCAGAAGAAGTTCTTCCTCGTGGTAACGCATTGTGATTCAATCTCTAGGATTCTTACTACTTCGTATAGCGTTAGGCACCATGCTTATCCATCATGGATATGAGAAACTAGAGAACATCGAAAACTTTGCGGATGCATTTGTACGACCATTGCATCTTCCATTCCCAATCGTCTCCTCATACTTCGCAGCATTCTCTGAGATTGTGGGGAGTTGGTTGGTTATCTTTGGACTTGGCACTCGTCTAGGTGCCTTGGCAATCCTAGGTACAATATCATTTGCAGTTTATCATGCTCTAGCTACATCTGGATTTAATATCTACTTGTTAGAACTCTTAGTTCTTTACTGGGGATCTGCAGCATGTATCGTTCTCAATGGTGGGGGTAATTTCTCACTAGATTATCTCATAAAACGGAGACTCACAAATGATTAAAGGACTATTCACTTTTATGTTCGCTGCTTTAATGTGGGTACAAGTTCCCCAGTGGCAAGACGATTGGAGCAAGTGTGCAGTAGATGTACCTGACACAGCATGTCATTGGTATATTGTCGCCCCAGATAGCACAATGGGTGAGGGATTTAGTTGGGCAAATGCTCCTTGGTTTTCAGTAGAAGGATTGAGGGACATTGGTGAACTCAAAAACACAGTTCAGTCTCTACAGGAGGCATAATGAATAACTTCGAAGTCATCTTATACTTCGTCTGCTTCGCTGCTATCGGCGGCGGAGCCTTTGCAATGATGTGGAGTAACATTCAATCTATTAATATAGAGATGAGGAATCCTCGCAAGCCAAGACATCCTGAAGCACCTGAACCAGGTGAAGAATTAATGTATGTAGATTTGACTAGAGAAAAACTAGAAGATTTATATAAAGATTAAGTTTTTAATACAGGAGGTTTACACCTCCTTTTTTTATGGTATAATAAGTTATGAATAAAATTTTTCAAACTAATTTTTTCGTAAAATTTAAAGCACCAAACTATAAAGAATTTTCTGATAAGATAGAATCAGTAGAAGTAGAAAACACTCCTAATTTTAGTTGGGGTGAATTTTGTAATGTTGATAAGTCAAGTCAGAGATGGCAAGACTGGATGGATATTATTTGTCCAAGTTTAGATATACTTTCCAAAGAACTTAACTATCGTGGTGATTATATCATTACAGATCCTTGGATAAATTTTTACTCTAAAGGTTCATTTCAGGAACCACATGATCATCTTTATTGTGACTTTGCTTGTGTTTTCTTTATGAATACTGGTTCTGATTTTTCTAAATTTTACTTTAGAGACAGATATAATAATGGAATTTCACCATCAATTAGAGAAGTTCTACAATATAGTGATACTTATTGCCCGGAAATAAGTGCAGGAGATATTATGTTCTTTCCTGCACACTTACTTCATGGAGTATCTCCACATAAATCTTCTACAATTCGAAAAACCTTTTCTACTAATTTAGATCTTCGTAACTGGTATAAGTTATGAACTCAAAACAACTTTAATTTTAAAAATATGATATAATAATAGATACAATATCAGCAACAAAGCACATACACAATCACATGAAAATATTCTTAGATACTGCTGACACAGATGTCATCAGAGAATACTTCCAGACTGGATTGGTGGACGGTGTTACCACTAATCCAACTCTTATTATGAAGAGTGGTAAAAATCCAGAAGATGTCTATCAAGAGATTAAAGACATCGGGGTAAAAGATATAAGCATGGAAGTTATGGGTAACTTCGTTGATATGTATATGGAGGGATCTAGACTCTCTCAAAAATTTGGTGATGTATGTACAGTCAAAGTTCCTTGCACACGCGAGGGTTTGAAAGTATGTAAAGCACTCACTGATGAGGGTGTCAAAGTTAACGTCACATTGATCTTCTGTGCCTCTCAAGCAGTTCTAGCAGCCAAGGCTGGGGCAACATACGTTTCACCGTTTGTAGGGCGCTTAGACGATCAATCAGTGGCAGGATTAGAGGTTGTCAGATCCATCTCTGAACTGTATCGTATACATGGAGTAAGAACACAAGTTCTTTCCGCTTCTATCCGTAGTGTGCAACGTGCTATCAGATCATGGTATAATGGTGCTGAGATCTGCACGATGCCACCTAAGGTATTTGATCAAATGTATGATCACATTCTTACCGACAAGGGTATGGAAATTTTTATTAACGATTGGGAATCAGTACAAAAATGACATTTACAATTTACTCAAAGGATGGTTGTCCCTATTGCACCAAAGTTGTTCAGGTGTTACAGTTAGCAGAGCAAAAACATATCGTGTATAAATTGAACAGAGACTATACACGCGAAGAGTTTTACTCTAAGTTTGGCAGAGGAACAACTTTTCCTCGTGTTGTCCTTAATGATGATGTAATTGGTGGATGCCAAGAAACTGTCAAATACCTAAGGGAAAATAAACTAGTTTAATGGATCAAGAAGTTTACGAAATTATTGAACACTCAATTGATGTTGCTTTTGAGCAGCAGAAATTTCTCTTAAAATTTTATGATTATTTAAAAGTTATAAATGCAAAAAGAAAAGATGTTGATGAATTCATTGAGAGTAGCATAACAAAAGAAATAAAAGATCTTATCATTGAACTTGATGAATACATTAAGGGAGGACAAGACAATGAACACAAACAGTTGCGTGAAGCTTATGGACACATTCCCAAACCAAAGGCAAGAAAAATTAAACAATTTCTAGAAAGCATCTTAGAAGATGCAGAAAGGTACAGTTATGATAGACGACCTGGACGAAGAAAAAAGCACTCTAAATAAATCAAATCCACATTTCAATAGAGGTGTAGAGTTATTACTTAGAAATAGGAGGAGAGCTGAACCGCCCAAAACTTTTCAAATAAAATTTGGAAACATGATTTCACTGTTTAAGAAAGATATTGTTTTCCATTTTAACTTTTATTTGGATATTCGGAAAAGATAAATCTCGGGAGGACGGGAAAATGTTGGCAGTAACACTAACGATAGGAACATTAGTTTCGATTATGTTCTTTTTTGTAGGAGGTATGGTAGGATGGCTAGCAAAAGAACATGTCTACAGCACTCAACCAATATACACTCATCCCGAAATGTTTGATGAGAACGGTAATGTTCTACCTGATGAAATTTTAGCAGTAAGGTTTGAAAACGATTATGGCAACGACGACGACGACGACGAAGAAGATTGAACTTCCACCCAATCCATTTATTCATGAGATTTTAGAACTAGCTTGTAAGCAACGTTCTAAGGCAAAGAAGATTGAAATTTTGCAAGAGTATGAAACTGATGCTCTTAAGTCAATTTTCATTTGGAACTTTGATCAAACTATTATCTCAGTTTTACCTGCGGGTGATGTTCCCTATAAAAAAAATGAAGTTCCTGTTGGTACAGATCACACATCTTTGCGTAGAGAGTATAAACATCTTTATAACTTTGTGAAAGGTGGTAATGATAGTCTTTCTGGACTTCGTAGAGAGACTATGTTTATCCAAATGCTTGAAGGACTTCACCCTAAAGAAGCAGACATCGTAATTCTTTGTAAAGACAAAAGACTTTCAGAAAAATATAAGATTAATTATGATATTGTCAAGCAAGCATATTCAGACATTCAATGGGGTGGACGCAGTTGAAAGTTATTAAAGAGGATTGTGATCCCAATGTTGATAACAACAGGGATCTCCCTAATAATGCATTTATTGTTACATACACAAAGGAAGGAGAAGAACATTTTGATTTAGTTTCTGCTGCAAAACAATCAGAAATTTTTGATAATTATTATGACAAATATAAAAAAGATTTTGTCACCATGAAACAATCTGAAGGTAGATATAATCCTAGAATGTGGGGAAATCCACCTCCAAAAGAAAAGAAAAGAAAATGAACAAAGGTTTTAAGGGTTTTATTGAAGATGATGATGATAAAGACGGAAACGTCCGATTTGAGATTGATACTGATGAGGTAGGACGCCTTATTAAAAAATATAAAAAATTAAAGAAATTTCAAAAGTCAAACATGGCAGAGTTATCTAAACTCTCTGGTATACAAACTGAGATTGATAATCTTATAAGTGAATATGGTATTAACAATGAAGCCCTACAGTAATGGGCAAGCATTATCTTCTTAATTTGTATGGTTGTAATTTTGATGTTCTCAATGATGAAATATACTTGAGAAATTTAATTAAACTTGCTGCAGAAACAACTGGAGCAACAGTTTTACAAACTATTTCTCACAAGTTTCAACCTCATGGCGTGACTGCTATATGTCTTTTATCAGAGAGTCATATAAGTATTCATTCATGGCCTGAGAAAGGAGAAGCAGCAGTAGACATTTTTACATGTGGCGAAACGTCGCCAAAGATAGGTTGTGATATTATTATTTTACAACTTAAAAATGATAATCATACGCTCAGTTATATTGAGCGATAGATAAATATCTCAGCAGGAGTATGTGTATGCTTTCTACGCAATATCGTTTGCGACTTGAATTTATTTGCAAATGTATAGCAAATAATGAAGATGTAAAATTGGATGACATGATTTGGGCACAGAAACTTGCCAAAGCAAATACATCTGCTAATGAAATGTTAAAGATGGCAAGACGCCAAGCATTACAAAACATTGAAGAGGGCAGCACAGATGATTTTCTGAATAGGATGGGAC